GGTAATGGTAGTTTTGATCCTTTTGTACGAGCTTCTAAGACTAATGAGTTATTACCTTTGGAGAAAGCAAAGATGAAAACTCGTTCCGTATATGGAAATGATATGGCTTTCTTTATTGCAGCTACACGTGGGATTATTCCTTTGAAACATGTGTTGCGGGAAAAAGAGGTTTCAGAATGTTTTGTTGGTGTATCAGCTCAATCTGCTGATTGGACTGCATTGCATGAGCATATTACTCGAGGTGGAGATTTCACTAAATTTGTCTGTGGTGATTTTAGTGGTTATGATACGCAGTTACCTAAAGCATTGTTAGAGAAATCAGCTGCTATTATTCTTCAGATTTATCGAGAGAATGGAGCATCAAATTCCGATCTTGAGTATCTTCGCGGTTTCTTATCCTCTGTAGTTAGTCCGGTAATGATCTGGGAAAGCCATCTACTTCAATTTTGCAGTGGGCAACCTTCTGGACAGCCCCTTACCGTGGAAATGAACTCGATTGTTAATTCAATCCTGGTACGTATGGCATTCTTTACCATTATGGATAAAGAATACCCCCATATTAAAAACCCTAATTTTAGGGAGTATGTTGCATTAGCCGATTATGGCGATGATAATGCTATGGGAGTATCTGATAAGATCCCCAAATTCAACCATACCGCCATTCAGGCTATATTTGCTGATTGGGGTATCAAGTACACCATGGCAGAGAAAGAAGCTGATTCTGTTCCGTTTCAGTCTATTGATGAAGTTTCTTTCTTAAAGCGGACTTTTCGCTATCATCCCCAGTTGGATGCCATTGTGGCTCCATTAGAGGAAGAATCTTTGAATAAGAAATTTTATTGGTGGACGAAATCTAAAAATACGCCTTTGTCGTTTCCTGAACAATTTCAGGCGAATTTTGAATCTCAAGCAAGAGAAGCTTACCTTCATGGAGTTGATTTTTATGAGGAATTTTGTGCCAAGTGTGAGCGAATTATTGCAGCATCAGAGAGTGGAGATGAACGATTTGTTTTGCCTTGGAATACTATTCAACCTGTTAGTCCTGAAAGGATGAATTGTATGTTAATTGATGCTTACCATCCTACTATTCTGGTAGATACATTGTAAATATTAATTAAAATTGTATATTATTGTTGTAAATTAAATGTATATTAAGGATCGGGCCCTTTGTCCCGACGATCGTAGGAAACATGATCGTTACGCTAAAGCAACCCAATTGGGGTAGTTACTTGCTTCAGGACACGGTGCCTCAGCCGCACTCTGAGGTATAGAAAACCCAATTGACTTGAATCTGCCTGCCAGATAGCAGTATTTACTGCAGAGGTGTTGATACCTCAACCAATTGAGGCTCTGTATATTATAGTCTAATACGCCTATATATGTATATTAAATAAATTGTATTACTAATGTAAATTATAAATTAATGCAGAGATGCTTATCTATTGGACGTAGAGTTGCCAAGCCTGCCCTAGTAACAGCAGGTGTTCTACTATCCTCTCTTGAGACTATTAAACTTTGTTTGATCCAGTCTGGCAAAATTGAAGAAGCTTTAGCTAAAGTTACAGCTTCAAAAATTGGTACTCATGATGGTACCTCTTATTCCCGTGAGAATCTGTTAAAGACTTTAAAATGGTTTCGTGTTTTGATACGACCCGTTATAACTTCTAGAGATTCTACTACTTTAGCTCGTTTAGAGCATGCGATTGAAGATATGGAAACTGATGTTTCTACTGGTGCATTGCGTAAACAACCATATTGCGTTATGTTATATGGGCCTCCTGGTGTTGGTAAATCGTCATTTGCTATCCAGATCGCTCGTGCTATAATGATGCATGAATATGGTGTTTTCAATTCGTATCAGATGGTGACATTGAACGAAACCGATGAATATCAATCTGAATTTCGTTCGTCGCATAAAGTAGTTTTGTTTGATGATATTGCTGCATCTAAGGCAGATCATCCTGATACTAAGAACCCGTGGAGGAAAATTATTGATTTTGTGAATAACGTTCAGAAGACCGCCCTTAATCCTAACTGTGAGATGAAGGGTAAAGTGTATATTAAACCTGATCTCGTTATTCTTACATCAAATATTGATTTTTCTAAAGGTTGGAGTGAAGTTGGGAAGACAATGAATTGCCCTGAAGCCATTCAGCGTCGTTGCCAGAAAGTAGTAAAATTGCACGATTACAGTAATGTGTCATTTACCGAATTTTCTGCCAATGCTGATTTCAATACTTATACTTTGGGTTCGCGACC